TCGTAGTATATATCTAAGTTAGATACAAAAGGATTTGTTTCAAACACACCTAAAGCAAGATCTAGTTTGCTATTCTCCATACGCTTACCTATAGTAAAAGGGGTTTGAAGTTTAGCTATATAAGGATCAGAAGCGGCTTGAAGGACACTTTTGTAATCGGTGGTGACATTATCAGCTCCATAACCACTTAATGTTGATATAGTAGTTACAACGTTTTGAGTATTCAAAGGATATCCTTGAATATTGTAGCTAGTTTGACCTTCTGCTAAAGCTTGATCTGGTGTGTTTACAACACAAAACAATTTAATATCACTATTAAACTGCGCTTGGTCTGCGCTAACATCCTGTAAATCCTTAGGCACTTTATTAATATTATCAGATATTAACGTAGTATATGCTAAGTTTATTGAAGCGGCGTTTTCAATTACGTCTCCGTTAAATATACTAGGCACGTACGTATTATAATAATCTTGTTCCACTTGTTTAACCACAACTTTGTAAGTATACCAACCTGTTGGATTTGTTGGTGAGTAAAGACCAGGCGCTCCAGACTGATTAGGAAGCAATGGAGTTAACGGCTCTCGCAAACTTGTTATAGTGTCTTGAAACAATATTTTTATACTATTACCTATATCGTTTGCCACGTTCGTAATAGTTGCCAAGTCTCTATAAGGAAAATAAAAAGTGGAAGCTCCAAACACGTTATTACTGGTGTTATTAACTACAGCGTTAGATAGTATTACATCTGACTGTCTTCCATACCTGTCTGCTAAAACAATACCTACTTGGTAGTTTCTGTTTCTTTTTAAAGTGTGGTAAGGATATTCTTTTTCAACACCTGCAGCCGCAGGACCTGCTGTTAGTTTCTGGTTAGCTGTTACTTCATAGTTAAGACTATTAGGAGCTGTGTGCTTGTTTATAAAGTTACCATAAATAACTCTGTTTCCAGAAACTTCTTGAGAAAAAGCTCTTACAGGTGTTTTGTCGTATGCTCTTGTTGTTTCAGAAGAAGGAAGTGTTAAAACTGGTTTCGTTGACTGGTACGTGTATTCATAGAACTCATCTGCAGAAGTTTCTAGTTCTATTTGGTCTATACTAATTGTGTCTACAACTCTTATAGCTAATGAATCAGATTCTTTATATAATATATCTATCTCTTTAAGCTTAAGATCATTTCTAATAGATCCAGCTGTCATTCCTTCAGGAAATGGTATTACAAGGTCAATAAGATCAACTCTGTTCTCCATAAACGAAACCTCAGCACTTAAGTAGGTTCTCTCTTCGTCTCCTTTTAAGAAATAGCCATCCTGACTTGGTATAAACGCTGTTTGAGTAAACGGGGCAATTATAGAATATTCGTTATTGTAAAACTTAAACCTGTAGCTAAACCTTACAAATTTATCTCGTAAAAAATTAGGATCTCCTGCATAGTTTGGAATGTAGTCTGGATTTAGATCGCCTTGAACTAAAGTAGAACCCGCGTTAACTGAAATTGGATTAGTAGTATCAAAAGTTACAACACCTGAAACTGTTTCAGTGGGATTTAAAATTGTGGTTCCTAGTGGAATTCCATCGCCTTTTATAGGATCAGTCGTGTTAGGATCTCCAGATAAAACCTGTACAGATATTCCAGTGCTTACGTTAACATAATCATTTAGAAAAACAGCAACAGTAGATCCAATACCACCTGGGGTTGAAGCTGTAACCATTGTTCCTTCAAAAACCGCAGTAGCAATCTCTTTAACTAATTGAATAGGTTTCCACGGAGCATATTTAGCCACTGATATGTGATCTTCATTTGTGTAACCTCCATCTATTCCGTTTACATTTAGTTGCCTTGGTTGATTTCTGTTATCAGTCCAAAACAATAAGTCTTCAACTAAGTTAACACCGTATATTGGATGTGTTGTTGAGAAGTTTAAAAACAAGCCTTCTACTAACGTAGTGAAAGTACCTGAAAGAGTGTTAAACTTTACTACAGCACAGTTAGAGCCAGCAGTTGCTGGATTTACTAATCTACTAGGCGAAATATCGGTGTAGTCTGTAAAAAACAAGTATATATTGTTATTAGCTTCATCTATAGTTCTACCTATGCAGATTGCATTAGTGCCGTTAGTGTAAGATGTAATCAAAGAATTACCTTTAACGTTTTCTAAAGCACCAACGTCTCCAGACTCTGATTCTGATACAGCTACATTGAACGCGTTTCTGTACTGATTTGATGGTACAAGTCGATCGTCTAGATCTTTATTCATCTTAGACGCTATAAAAGAATTTTTAACTTCTGCCATTTTATTTTAGTGTTTAATCTGTTTAGATTTACCTCTCATTACTTGAGCAATTTCGCCTAGTTTAATGTTAGACAATCTAATTTTAGCATTTCTAAGTTTTGCGCTTTTTTCACGTTTAAGTCTTTGAACAACATACTCTGGTTGGTTTCGTCTTGTAGATATTACAGCATGTAATATATACGCATACAAAGCTTCCTCAGCCATTTTAGGTACTCTAGAGTCCATGTCATAAGCTAAGCCATCTGATACGTATTCTAACAATATCAAGTTACCAACTAAGCCGCTAGAGAAAGACATCTTGCCTTCTCTTTCGTTTAAATTAAAATAACCATTGCTCTGAGCGTACTGAGGATCTAAGCCATACTTCTGTCCCCAATCTCTACGTATTAAAGAACCGTCTTCTTGAAAAGAAGTTCCATAAAAATTAGAACTAGAGCCCGTGTCTGGACTAGAGTTTAAGTAATTATTTAAGTCTTGATTGCCAGCACTGTGCCATCTTTCTTGTATAATAGAAGTACCCTCTACGTTATTGCCAAAATTGTCTTGAGTAGGTATACCTGTAGAATCTTGTATATTAGTATAATATGGGCTAGTAGTTATATTGTTTGTTGGGTATATAATGTGTTTTACACCAAACCTGTCTATCCAAGAAGTTCTAACGTAATTAACGTAGTCTTGAGGTAAAGGTAGTGTTAAACTTGATGGAATTGTTAATTCTGATGTTTTAATGCTTTTTAAAGTGTCAAAGCTAAATTCTTGCAAACCTCTTTTAGCATGAAATATTATGTCTGTTCTTTTAACGTTAAGTATTAGCTTTTCAACGCCAACGTATGCTACTAGAAAGTTGTTTATAATATCATCTAAAGTAGTATAAGCATATCCTCCGTAGTTGTCTTCAACGGTTTGACCATAAGCCTTTTCAGCATCATCATTACCGTATTTACCACCTGTTAATATTTTTAACTGAACAACTATATATAAATTACTAGCAGGTTCTGATCCGCTTGGAAAAGTTATAGTGTTACCAGACACTGAAAACTCAGATAGATACTCCTGATAAGTTCCAGGAATACCTGTTGGGCTAGTGTATAGTTTAAAATTGTTAAGTGTATATTCTGGTAAATCTTCATTCCAGGTTCTAAAATACAGATCAGTATTAAAGTCTGTAGTAAAACCAGCTGCGCTATAGTTGTACCCTCTAAATTCTTGAGCGCCTTCATAGTACTGTCTAGCATTCTCAGTTATTAATCCATTACTTTTTGGTATTATAGCCATTTTTTATTAACTTTTTTCGTTTTGTTCATTTTTTTGAATCTCAGCCGAAGCAGCTTGAACTATTGATGGATCTCTTATGATTATACCAGAATAAGCTAATATTCTTACTATAACCTCCGTCTGCTCGGACTCCATTAATTCAAACTGAGTACTTGTGCCTGCTGAGTATAAATAAACCCCTGTGTTTTGGTTTACAGTATAACCCCATATAGGAGCTGTTGGCTTAGCTACGTAATCTATATTTATCGGTGTTACCGTTAAAGGAAAAGAAAGTATTTGATTTTGTTGATATAAATATATTGGCTGTTTTTCGGTAGGTGCAACTAAAGGTGATTTTATTATATTGTAATACTCGTTTCTTTGCACTCTTTGCAGCTCTATATCATTAAATGTTGCTGTGTTTAATCTATAAACCCCAGTTAAGTCGGTAGCTCTAACAACAGTTGAGCTTCTTCTAAACAGGGATATTTTTTCATCTAAAGACATAACTCTATCTGCGTAGTCCATATCATTTTGAGGTATTCTTGATAATTGGTTTAAATCATCAAAATATCTTTCAAATATTTGCAATTGAACCTGATTAGCAACTTTATTAAACTCATCGGGAGTTACGTAACCCCTTTGCTCTTTATTGAGTATTAATAAAACTGTTTGATACACAGTATTTACATTTATAGCCATTTTATGTTTTTATTAATTATAGCAGTTAGGCCACGTTTAAAGTGACCTAGCTACTATATAGTATTACTTGTTTTTATAGTTTTTTATCTATAGACTTGTAAATTTCAACACCTTCGTCGGTTTTTAAGAAAGCCGCGAATGCTGAATAAGGATTTTCATCAAATGGTACATTCATTAATTTTCTACCGTTTGATCCCCATGTGAAAACTCTTTGGTCTTGAGATAATTTAATTATGTTTGCTTCAGAAGCTCTGATAGCAAAGTTTCGTAGCATAACATTTTCATCGTTAGCTAAGTTGATAAACAATGCTGGGTTGTTTTTAGCAAATAATAAAAGGTCTCTTCTAAGTTCTTTAGAGCTCATTGAATTAACTTTAGACCCTAATTCAACTCTTAATATTGCTTCTGCTTGATCTACATCCATTGATCTAGCTGCATTTAAAGCATCGATTTGAAGATCTAAAACATCAAGTTCGTCTTCTGCTTTTGCAACAGCGCTAAACTCTTGATATATCCTATCTTTTAATGGGTGATATATAGATAACAACTTCTGTAAGTTTTGTTTTTCTTTTGGTACTACTAGTTTCCCATCTAAAAACATGATGTGACCCATGGTACATTCCCCTTTTTGTTCGTCTGCAAGTGGAGAATCTTGATTTGTTGCATATCTTATTTCTTTTTGTACTCCAGCTATTGGGTCAAAATAAAGTAAAGCATGTTTTCTAGTATGTTTACTAGGTATTGTATGTGTTAAAGGTGTTTTTCTACCTTTTAAGTAGTAAATTCTATCTTTAATTTCCCACGTTGGTTCTGTGGGTTTTTGTGGTGCAGTTTTAACTGCTACCTCTTGAGTTGCAACCTCAATTGTTTCTGCTGTAGCTTTTTTAGCCATAATATAATATAATTAAATAGTTTAAAATTGTGACAATAGCCATAGTATATAACTAGTAAGGGGCTAATGTCATATAAAAAATCCCCACCCGAAGGCAGGGATTGTTATTAATAAGTTACTATACTCCTTTGAAAAGTACAAAGTTGTTAGCAGCTTGAGTTACTAAACATCTTTCAGATAGGAAGTTTACTTCCATAGCATCTAAAGTTGATGTGTAAGCTCCTCCAGCAGAACCAGTTAACCAAGACTTCATACGACGATCATCAGACTGTGAAGCTCTGTATCGTACGTGTAAAAATGGTCGACGGATGTTAGTTCCTAAAATCTGATCGTAAACAGTAGAAGTTCCAGCAGGTACTAATACACCTTCGATAGAGCTAACTCCATCAATACCTCCACGAGTAGAAGCATCGTTTAAGTATTTCCAATCAGTCTTATAGAAGTCGTAAGATCCTCTACGGAAACCGCTAAATCCTAAGTTCAAAGCCATATCTTCTGAATTTTCAAATAATCCAAAAGAGCTACCACCTTGGTAAAGTCCAGTAGAAGGTCCACCAACACCAGCTAACATATCGTCAAAATCAAGAGATGTTTGTCTCTGTAAGAATAACATGTTTTCTTCAATAGCTCCTTGAGTATCTAAGTTTTTCAAGATAGCATCAAAATCAGCTAATCCAGTAGCAGCGGTAAAACCTGTGTTTACATTACCACGATCTTCGATAGCAGCAAATAAACCTTGAGTACCAGGTAAAGCAGCAGCACCGTAATTAGCTAGTGGAGAACCGTTAGTGTTTAATTCGCCTTCAACTACAGACATTTCTAAGTGATCTTCAAAACGTAAACGAGTTTCAGATTCAGCTTTTAAATACCATAAGTATCCAGATGTTCCATCTTCAGTTGCAACTTCAACCCATCCAATCTGTGCCATATCAGATCCAGATACTACGTATTGATCTCTAATAATAACAGGAGAGTTTGCGTACTGAGTAAGTACAGGCTCTACACTAACTCTGTTAGCAGAATTTCCACCACCAGCGCCAATGCTAGTTCCTTTACTATATGCAGAACCGTATACAAATACTTTTAATCCAGTAGCTGCAAATCCATCAGTTGTAAGAGAAGTAGCTCCAAAAGGTTGTACTGTAATAGTTCCAGCAGCAGCACCTGTTCCGGTTACAGCTGTAACAATACCTTTTGATTCTAGTCCAGCAGGATCTAAAACAACTACAGTATCATTTATAGATATAACATTCAAAGCAGTTGCTCCACCACCTAAAGTGATTATAGAAGCTTCGTTAGCTCCAGCATCTGCAAAAGAACAGCTGTCATATGCAATATGTAATCTATTTTGTTCTGACCAGATTACTTGATCTGAAGTCATTGGTAATTCAGCACCTACCATGCGTAAGAATCCAGATAACGTACGGTTTCCGTAACGCTCTACTTCTTGCTCATAAATTTCAGGTAAATACTGTTGCGCGAAAGTTCCACCTCCTGCGGCATCGTTAAAAGTTAGGTAGTTTGTGTTTAATACCTGCTGCGTTTGAGAAGGAATTATACTACCAAATGTTGGAGTTAAAGCCATAATTTTTGTTTTTTTTAGTTAAATTTTTTTGTTTTAATTTTAAGCTTTGAAGAGTCCATGCCGCTAATAGCTTTAACTTTAAAACCATTTACGAAAACATTACCGTCACTAGTAGGCCTTGGGCTTGTACTAGGGTTTTTTGAGCTGTTAACAACATCTCTTACGGCATCAGCTTTACCTTGTTCGTAAAAATGATTAGCTAGTTTATCAGTATTCATAGCAGCATATAGAGCTTTGTGGTATTCTTTGTGATTTACAACATTACCGTCATCGTCTAAGAACTTCTTAACGAAATTGTTAATGTCAGATTGTTTTTCAGCAACAGCATCTTTGTTTTGTAATCCGTATCTAAATTTTTTCTCTCCAACTTCGAAATCAAAACCTTTGAAATCTTCGTTGAATAATTCTTTAGTTTGGGACTTAAATTGATTCTGCTTCTGCAATGCTCTATTCTGGTCTTCCTGGTAGCGATTAAAAAAGTCCATTGCTTTTTGTTGGTCTTGAGTTACGCCTGGTCTCAACTTGATCTCATCGTAATATTTACTCTTTGTTTCCTCTAAAAAGTTTTTGGCTTTAGCAACCTCTTCCTTTAACGCAAGCTTTTTTTTGCGTATATCTATATCCTCATCTAATTCTTCGTCATAACTATAGTCTTCTAATAAGAGACTCACGTCATCGTTTTCTAGATAAGGTTTTGTTTTTAAATAATATTCTTTAAGCAACACCTCGTCAGATACGTTTGAATAGTCAGCGTTTAATCTAACATAGTCTTCAACCGTTCCGCCTGTGTCTTCCATGAAAGAAACTAATTTCTCTACATTTTCAGGTAAAGCTTTTCCTAGTATTTTTTCATCTCTTAAAGCTTCTTTAGCTTCTGTAACCACTTGTTTTACCTCTTTCTTTTCCTCCTCAGTTACCTCTTGTATTTGTTGAAAATCTTCAACAGCTACAGGTTCTGGCGCGGAAACTTCTTTAGCTTTTTCTTTGACAGGTTCTTCACTAGGTATTACTACCTTTGTAACTTCTGGTTCAGTTTCAATTAAAGGTTCTTTGATGTTAACCTTTATAGGTCCATCATTTTGTGGTGTTAATTTTTTTGGAGTTTTCTTTTTAATTTTAAACTCACCTTCCTGCTTAACAGGTTGTTCTTGTTTTACTTCTGACATAATATAATATAATTAAATAATTGTGTTTACTCTTTATCTAGGAGCGAACTGTTCTAAGCCAAAACCTCCTAGGCTATCATTACTTGACTCAAAGTTTTTAGGTAATAAGTCGTTTTTTCTTTGATCTATTAATTCAGACTGTTGAGTAGCTTGTATTCTAGTTCTATTGTCCTTTCTGTCTTCTATTTCTTTTTCTCTTTGAGCGTCTCTTTGTATAGTAGCTTGAGCTAATTGTATTTGATAATTAAACTCTTCAGCCATTAACTCTTTTTTTATCTGAGCTTCAGTCTGCATTCTTTGCATTTCAAATTGAGACTTAGCTTGTTCTATATTGACTTTTTCTTGAGTTAACGCTTGTTGTTTTTGTACTTCGTATAAAGCTGCTTTTTCAGCGCTCTCAGCGTTAGCCTGCGCTTGCGCTTGAATGTTAGCCATTTGTCTAGCTTGATCTTCCTTAGCTTTAGTAGCTCTTTTTTGCTTAAGCATTTGATTTGCTAGCTTTAGGTTTTTAACCTGCCTAATATCTATAGCGTCGTCAAGATCAATACCACCAGACTGAAGTGCTATTTGTATATTTTGTTCTAAAAGCTGCTTTTCTTCTTCATCAGGCTCTAGTTCTAAAAATATACCAAAGTCGTGCAGGTTTAAGTTTTGAACCTCTTTAAGTGTACCTACATTATAGGAAGATATACTCTGCTGTAGAGCGTTAGCTGTTAATGGATTGTTTAAAACATCAGAAAGCCTAAGAGATATGTTTTCGCAAGTTTTAAGGGTTAGATACAGACTAGACTGTAATATGTGTCTAGTTGCTACATTAGACGCGTTAGCGGCCATCTTTTGCAGTCCTACTAATGAATTTTTATCCATAGCAGAACCATCTCTAGCTTCGTTTAACCCGGTTACATCGCGTATCATTTGTAAATAATACTGATACGTTTGTATTAAGCTTTGTATTTTAGCTTGACCGCTTGAAGAGTTTAACTCTTGAATAGGCACTTTACCTCTGTTTAGTTCGCCATCCTGAGTAAGAGATCTACCTACAATAGAACCAGTTTGGAAATACATATTCAATGCTTCCGCTGGGTTGTAGTTAGTTCCATTTCCAAGATCCACCTCAGCTAAACCATCCATATCTAAGAAAACACCATCAGGCACTATTCTAGACATAACCTGTTGTAATTTCAAATGAGTCAACTGAATCATATCAGCAAACCCAGTTACTTTACTTACGATAGATTCTATACGACCTTTGTACATTCTAGGCGCTGTTATAGCGTAGTTCATTTCTACTTTAGTAGTATCAGCAAAAGGTCTTGTCATATTCTCAGACATTTCCCACTGCAACATCTCTTGTGTTCCAATTATTTTAGCACCAGTGTATAACACTTCAATAGATCTGGAAACTCTTTCAAAATTATCGCTAGGCGGTGGATTGAAAGCATCTGTTTTTTCAATAGCTTTTTCTAAACCATTGTTTCCAATTTTAATCTTAAAAACCTGGTCCATGTAAGTTTTGTACTCAAAATACATAACTTGAACTGTGTTTTCATCGTAATTACCCCAGCCTGATATATATTGCCGGTTTCCAGGCATAGACTGTATTCTTTGCAACTCTTCATCTGTTATATTTGGAAATTGCTTCTTAAGCTCTGGTATTGTAACCGCTTTAACTTCACCAACATAATAAATGTCGTCAAAATTAGGGTCTTCTGTGTAAGAATATACCATGTAAGCTGGATCAACGTAATCAACAGTTATACCGTTAGATGCGTTAAAGTTTGTTTTTACCGCTGCAATACCTAAAACTGTTAGATCATAATTTAATCTACGTCTAGTTAAGTCCCATTTATTTTGAGCTAGTGTATTAGATATAGCCTCTTCTTCAGCTATTTCTATAGACTGCTTGTAAGAAAGCTGCATATGTAGGTCGAGCTCTTCTTGAGTTTCCGGTAACTCGTTTTGAGGTAAGCCGGAGTTCATAAAGTTTTGCCCTGTTACCGCATTGGCTTTTGCTATTAGTTCTTTAGAGTACATATCTCTAAGTATAGCCTCGGCATAACCAGTTCTTTTTTGCATAGACTCAGGGTCTTGAGCAAACGCTTTAATGTCATATGTTTTATTAGACATACCGTTAACAACTATATCTACAAACTTAGATATAACAGGTACAGGCTTCCAGTCTAAATTAAGGTAAGACAAGTCACCGTTTATAGACAATTCATCTTTATACTTTTGAGTAGATTGCTCTCCTCTAGCATAAAGTCTTAGCTGATGAAAGTTATTTGAATTACTCAAATATCTATTACCACTAGTTCTACCCTGGTCAAACCACTCGTTTTCAATAGCTTGAGAAACTTGCAAGCCATAATCCCAGCTTGCTTTCTCTTCGTCACTAACAACTTGGCTAGGAAAAGCACTATTGGTATTTGTGTATATCTTCATTTATTTTATTATTTTAGACATCGATCCTTTGTTGTCATATCTTTTTATTCCTAAATCGTAAACCTTTCTTTGAACCGGGCTTGACGGAGCGTACCTATGTTTGTTGCAAGCCATTAAAGCTAAGCCAGAGCTAATAGAAGCATCGTGCTTTGTTCTGTTGTTTATATTAAATTTAGCCCAGTCTTCTAATGTTCTTTGAAAATACATATCACCATATCCAGTTTCCTTTAAACCAACAAATGACTCAATGTATGTTTCAATTGCAGCAGCATGTGCTTGCTTTATATCTTCACTTGAATTTGGTATTCCACCAAGCTCTCTTTCTGTAACCGATAGCTTATTGTAACTTCTATCTGGTCTATTTATTGAAAAACCTCTATAACCCCTTCTTTTAAAGTGGTATAATAATCTAGGTTTATTGTTCTCTGCTAGTATTGGCATTCCATAAAATATGCAAGCCATCAATACGTCTTCAAAAAATATTTCAGCAGTTTGTGGTCTAGCTATATATTCTAAAAAGAAATGATTTGAAGGTACATCTTCCATACTAAACTTAGTGAGTCCGTGTAAAGATCCATTAGATCCTCTTTTGTCAACCGTACCTGATATATCATAACTATCACAACCAAAAGCTCCACAGTGTTCATTACCTGGATACTTGAGTCCACCCTTTATTATCACACGATTTTGTAGATTTAAAGGTGGAACCCAGGAAACTCTGAATCTTCCATTTTTATTTGGAACAAATACAACTTTCGTATCTTTCTCTCCGTTCTGCCATTGAAAGCTTCCTTGAGTAACGTTGATCGAGTTTTTAAGATCTTCATTAAAATCTATTTGCTCGTATATTTTTGCTAAGTTAAATAAAGATTCTTTAGACTCATCTCTAAACGCATGCTTTGTTGTGCGTGGAAACTGTCTATAAAATTCATTTAAACCGTCTTGATCTTGTTTTAATCCTTCTACTTCATTCTCCCAGTATTGTATAACACCTTGAGTTATTACATCACCTAAAGGTCC